CAGGTCAAGCGTAAAAAAGATTGCGGTCATATGGCTGAAGATATACAAGGAGCACATGACCGGTTATCGTGTATGCCAGATCGCAGGTTCAAACGACTTAGGCGGCGTACTTACATGGTGTTCGGACGATATCAATTCATTTGATATCGAGTTTGACACCGAAAACGAGCTTGTTCTTTCACAGGAAAAACAGCGCCAGAACTTTATCGAAGCGTGGAATATGGGACTGTTCCGTGACGCTGACGGCACAATACCTCGCGAGATAACGACCAAGTTCCTCGAACTTATGAAACTCGGCAGGTATTCAGACATGATGGGCGTCGAAGACTTGCAGCGTCAGACAGCTCAGAGAGAGAATACATTCTTCCTTAACGGCGTTATTCCACAGCGTGGTGAATATGACGACGACGACATTCATCTGTATGAGCACAAAAAGTTCATTCTTCAGATGAAATTCCGCATAATTCAGAGCAAGAATCCTGAGTATTGCGCTCGATTCTTCGCGCACATGAAAGAACACGAAGCGGCAATAGCTCAAAAACTCATTGCAAAACAACAAATTTTAGGAGGAGGACAGGGCGCAGCGATAGCTGCACCAGGTGATATATATGGCTAAGACTTTAAACGATGTCCTACCAGAAATTCTTGCACGTGGTGACGCGCAAGAACAGGCAGAACCTACAGAAAACGAAATTCTTCAGCCTGAAACACCTGAAACTCAGGCTGAAGAACAGGCTCCCGATCAGGAACCTGCCGTAGAACAGAATGTTTCTCCGGAAGACCCGACCGCTGGGCAGGCAGTTTCGCAGCAACCTACTGTTGAGCCGAATACGCTTGACGCTATCCTCACAGCAACTGAAGCGTATCAGAGGGCACAGCAGGAAAACGCACAGCTTAAAGCAAGGATCGCTGAATTGGAAGCTGCCATGCAGCAGCAGTCGCAAGCTGCTGAAAATGCTATCGTTGATGAAATGCTCGAACCGCCCGAGTTCCCGCTCGACGGTTTTGAGTATCTCTCCGACGAAGAGCGGGCGCAGCGTCTGGCTGAGTACAACTCTGCGGTGGCAGAGTATACAAAGAAACAGATACTGAAAGAAATCAGTCCCGCGATTCAGTATTTCCAGCAGCAGTCAAAATTAGCTGAATATGAAGCAACTCGAAATGCACTTGCTTCGTCTCCGGAACTCAAACCTCTCATGGACGACTTTGATGGCATTGACAGAGTGATACAGAGAACTCCGGAACTTGAAAGCCTTGACCCTCAGAGAAGGCTTATAATCGCTGCACTCATTAACAAGGGAATCAAGGCGGTGAACAACCAGAAACAGCCTACCCCTGAAGAAATAGCGTCGCAGGCGCTACAGAATCCTGAAGCAATGCGGATAATCGAAACGAAACGCGCGCAGCAAATAGCACAAAAGAATCAGAACATTCCTAAAATAACCGCAAGCTCAGGAATGTCAAGCGCCGTTGCGATGCCTGAAGAGAAACCCAAAGGATGGGGAGACGCATTTGCACTCGCAAAGAAACGACTAAAATAATCGAAACGAAAAGGAGAAATGAATAAATGGCGCTCCAGGCACTTGCATACGCATCTGAGGTGCTGAAAAATTATTACCTTCCTGTATGGAACAGACTTATAAACATTGAGCCTTCACCTTTCCTTGAAAAGATCAAGAAAGTTCCGTTGAAAGCGTTCAACATTGTGGCATCAGCAGAACTCGGCGCTAACGGCGGCGTAGGATTCGGCAGCGAACTAAGCGCGGTACCTACTCCTGGCGGACAGCGCTATGAGAGCTTCTCGATCAATCCCGTAGCGCTGTATGCGAACGTCGAGATCACCGACATGGCAATCAAACTCGGCAAGACTCCGGACGGCGCTACTGTTACGCTGCTTGACCGTGAAATCCGTGGCGCATACGATGCCGCAAAGTGGAACCTCGCTCGTTCGCTGTTTGGCGATGGAAGCGGTATACTCGGAAAATTCTCGTCGTCCATAGACAACACCGCAACATTTGCTATCGATACCATCGAGAACGTCATGGTCGGTCTGTACATAGACATTTACGACGTAAACGGCAGCACTGTTACTCACGTAACTTCCGGCGGACCTGTAAGGATTGTTAACGTCAACAGAGGGAATAAGACAATCACTGTGGATAGTGCAGTCACAACCACTCACGGCGGATTCATTACGCTTCAGGGCTCGTACAAAAACGAATTGACCGGTCTTAAGGCTATTTTCGATAGCAATGTTTCATCGCTTTACGGCGTTACTAAGTCCGGCAACTCGTGGATTCTTCCCGAAGTTGTTGACGCTGACGGCGAACTGACCGATATCGTTCTGTATCAGGCGGTTGAGCAGGCTCGCAGAATCAAGGGTACGAACATCGACCTTATCATGATGTCGGACGACGCGTTCCTCGCATACCAGAACTACATGCGTGAATCCAACGTAACAATCGTTGAGAACGCAATGTACGAAGGTGGCGCTGCAGGCTACAAGGTCGTTGTCGGCAACAAGAAGGTCGAAATCGTCAACGAGCCGTTCGTACCTGCCGGCAAAGCATGGTGTGTCGATACTTCCAAGTTCGAGTTCCACACCACCGACATTACATTCGCCAACGAGCAGGATGCTAACGTATTCGTGCGCATGGAAAACTATCCGCGTTATCGTGCGCTGCTTGTCCAGTACTGCAACCTTATCTGCACGAACCCCGGCGGTTGCGTAGAAATCCAAAACTGCGTTGCATAACAACAATATAAACTAAGTACAGCCGTGAGGCTAACATGGAGGGGTATCATGAATACAATCGCTCTATATGACCGTGTTTGCCTCACGGCTCCTTTATCACCGAAAGAATTTGTCGCCTATTTCAACGATACTGTAACAGAGCTTATCACAACGTTTGGCGACAAATACGTGTGCGACGGTGAATATACGGAGCTTGTGAGTGTGAACGACGGCTCTAACGTCTACGATATGTATTCAGATGCAATTGTGAACAACATCATATTTCTGAAGACAGGAAACGTTGACAGGAAGACCGACTTCCTTTACAAAGCAAATAAAGCGTACCAGTACTACTGGCACAAATCAATCAAAAAGAAGCAAATAAAGTTAAGGAGGATATTTTAATGTACAACAGCAATGTGACAATATCCTCTTTAATTGAACAAATAGAATCGGAAGCTGACGTAATAACCAGAATTGAAGACGAGTTCTACTTAAAATGGGTAAATATTGTCCAGCAGACTCTCTACAAAGAGCTTATTGAACAATATTCACATTCTGAAGTTGAAACAAACGGCGATCTTTATCTCGATGATATAGAAGTAACTTCAGAACAGGCACCTGTCGAGTACGACGACATAGTTAAAATCTATATCGACGGTGAAGAACTTACAAAAGCAAGTGTTATAACGGCATTTACGATACCTGACAAAGACATTTACTACTACGACAGCGCAAACTCTGTCGTTAGAATCAGATGCAAAACTCCGTATGACAAAACTAATGTTGTGTATCGCGTTAGACCTAAGATCGCAGAGGAAACCTCAGAATACATATATCTCCCTTACGAGTGGCTCGAAATGCTTGCGGCGAAGATACGCGGAGAGCTTTACAAGATAGCCAACGATGACGTTATGGCAGCGAAATGGCTTGCCGATTATAATACGCAGCTTGAATCGTTCAAGGTGTGGATTATGAAGAGGAACAGCAGATATGGCGAGTAAAAAGGGCAAAAACGATACTTTTCGCTATCTTAACTCTTACATTCCGCAGGCAGCCAAGCGGTATGTGAGTGTAAAGACAACGTGGGGCGGACTGAATAAGCTCAACCAGATCGACAGCGGCGAGCTTACAGACGCAAAGAACATATCAGTATCAATGCTCCCGACCATTGTTCCGGCAAACAAGCCTGAAGTTTTTAAATCCGGATATACAAATCCTATCTCGATGTTCGGATTTAAAGACTTTCTACTCGTTATTTATCGAGATAGCGACAAGATCAAAGTCGACTACATCAAAGGCTCGAACACATATACAGGCGTTATAAAGTCAAGCGGTGCTACATCAGCAGACGATTATGAGCGTTCTGTAGTCCAGTTCAACGTATATACGGACCCAGACGAAATCCTTGATGGCACATTTCAAAAGAAGATACTCATATTCCCAGATAAGCTGTCAATGGACTACGACCAGTCAGCGAACTTCAATTTATCTTCGCTTGACGCGCCTGGGAATCCGCTGCCGAACATCAAGAAAGCAACAGTTCATCTTTCAAGATTGTTCGGAATTGACGACGACAGGGTGTATGCGTCCGGATTCAACGACTACACAATGTGGAACCTTGACACCGCTGACGAGTCGCTCGCTTCTAATGCGTGGGTATCAACTACCAAATCAAACACCAAAGCTGGCGGCGATCATGTAGCTATAACTACTTATGACGGGCGAGTAATCATCTTTAAACGCGACTTCATGCAGATGATTACAAATAATAAAAACCCGTTCAGAATCGTTGATATAACGAACATAGGTACAATCGGTCAGCGAACTGTTCATGAAGTTGCAGGTGTTTTGTACTTCTGTTCGCAAGACGCTGTTTATGCATATACCGGCGCTTATCCTGTGAAGATTTCCGATAAACTCGGCATATCGAACTTTGAAAATGCGGTCTGTGGAAGCTATAACGGAGAGTACTACGTTCATTTAAACGGTAAAATCTATGTATACAACGCGCAGACAAGAGCGTGGGGCGTTATAGACTTAGGCGAAACAGTAATCGCTTTTGCAGAATATTCCGGAAACTTTTACGCTTTAACCACCACAGGGAAGATATATAAA